TATTAAGGTAACACCATTTGATGAAACGTTAAATGAATTAAACAGCCAGCTTGGAATTTATGGTTTGTATGCCTACAAATGCTACAAAGATTTTTATCCAATTAAGAACATACGCTTAGTTATTTATCAAGAACGAATTCACAATATTTCAGAGTATTCCATAACTTCAGAGGAACTTGAGAAATGGGAAAGAGAAAGACTTATTCCTGCTGCAAAAGAAGCTTTAAGCGAAGATCCAAAAGCCAATAGTGGCGTTTGGTGCAGATTCTGTCCTGGCAGAAATAGTTGTAGAAAAAGAGCTGAAGATGCACTTGAAGCAGTAAAGGAAGTTAACAAACCTGAATTCATTACTGATGAAGAAATTGAAGCTATTTTACCAAAGTTAGATAGTGTTCTTTCTTACATTGATAGCATTAAAGAATATTGTCTTAAAAAGGCACTAGAAGGCAAAAAGTGGAAAGGTTATAAGATTGTTGAATCGGTTACTAAACGCAAAATCAGTGATGAAGATGCTGTTGCAACAATTCTAAGTGATAACGGCTACGATCCATTCGCACCTAAAAAAATATTATCAATAAGTGACCTTCAAAAAATGGTAGGCAAGACTCAGTTTAACGACTTAGTTGGAAGCTACATCATCAAGCCAAAAGGACAAGCAGTACTAGCTCCTGAATCTGATGCTAGAGAAGAATTAATAATTAATAAGGAGATGAAATAAGCATGTTAAACATCGTTAGTGGTGTTGAGAAGACACCGATTAAATTTTGTATATACGGTGCGGAGGGTGTTGGTAAGACATCTTTAGCATCAAAAATGCCTGATCCACTATTTTTAGATACAGAAGGTGGAACATCAAGATTAAATGTTAGACGCATTAAAATCTCAAGTTGGGAAGAGTTAATCACAACAGTAAAAGAGGTAATTGATAATCCAGATGTTTGTAAAACCTTAGTCGTAGATACAGCAGACTGGGCTGAAAGTTTATGTACTGACTTCGTTTGTAACAAGTATCGCAAAGCAAATATTGAAGACTTCGGATTTGGGAAAGGCTACACCTATCTTGCAGAAGAATTCTCTAACTTACTCCAACTATTATCAAAACTTGTTGATGTGGGTATTAATCCAGTTGTTATTGCACATGGAAAACCACGAAAGTATGAGCTCCCAGAAGAACAAGGCCAATTCGACAGATGGGAAATGAAACTAACAAAACAATGTGCTCCATTAGTCAAGGAGTGGTGTGATGTATTGCTTTTCTGTAATTATAAAACTTTTGTAATTACTACTGAGAACAACACAAAGAAAGCAAGCGGTGGTAAGCGAGTAATGTATACAACTCATAACCCTTGCTGGGACGCAAAAAATCGCTTCAGTTTGGCTGATGAGCTAGACTTGGCTTTCAGTTCGATTTCACACTTATTTGCGGACGTGTCGCCTAAAACGGGCCAACCTGAGCCTACAAAAGAGACTGCACGTCCTACACTCGAAAAACTAAAAAACATGATTCATGAAGCAGGCATCACAGAGAATTCTTTAAAAGTCATCGTGGCAACAAAAGGTCACTATGGTCTTGATGCTGATATTTCAACTTACTCAGATAATTTTATTACCAGATGGATCATTCCTAACTGGACAAAAATAGTACAAACAATTTCTAACAATAAAGGAGATAAATAATTATGTCAGAAGTAAATAATTTTCAAAATATGATTTTAGATTGGTCGGATACGATAGAGAATGATGGGCAAGAATTCGTTCTATTACCCGAAGGTGACTACAACTTTGTAGTTACTGGTTTTGAAAGAGGAAGATTCCCTGGTGGAGCAAAAGTTCCTGCATGTAATAAAGCTTCAATTACCGTTCAAGTATCTGCAGCTGAAGGTGTATCAACTGTTAAGTTTGACTTGTTACTCTATCGTTCACTAGAATGGCGTATTTCTGCGTTCTTCCGTAGCATCGGACAAAAGAAACATGGTGAAAAATTAACAATGGATTGGAATAAAGTAATAGGCTCAAAAGGTCGTGCTCATTTCAAACAAAGAACATATGTTAATCAATATGGTGAAGAAAAGACAGTCAATGATCTTGATCGTTTCATTGATTATGATCCTAAGTACTTCATTGAAATCAGTGAAGATGATCTTCCTTTTAACTAAGAGTTATCGTTCTCAAATACAAAAACGTATGGAGGTTAATTATGGGATATACACACGGAATGAAATGGTCTGATGATTTAATTCTAGATGGAGTAATGAAAGTCAAAGAAGGGCTAAAAATTGATCGAATGCCTACACGAAGTGAATGTGTTAAATATACAAATAGTTATGCATTATCAGTAGCTATCTCACGTAGAGATGGCGGCTGGTATGGATTGGCAAGTGAGTTAGGTCTTCGTATTAAGACATCTGAAACAACAACAGGTAAAAAATATGAAAAAATTATCAAAGAGATATTAGAGAACAAAGGATATGAAGTTAGCCAGATGTCACAAAACTTCCCTTATGATCTGTTGGTTAATGATTGTTTAAAGATTGATGTTAAATCTAGTCATCTCTATAAAGGTAAGGAAGGGAACTTTTATACCTTTAGAACGGGGAAAAGGTATGCAACTTGTGATGTGTATATATTAGTAGCATTAGACGATCTAGATAAAGTAGTAAGAACGTACATAATACCAAGTTCAAAAGTAATTAAGAACACTCAACTTAGTATGGGTGAATATAGTAGCAAATACGATATCTATCTTGATAGATGGGATATTTTAACAGAATATGTAAATTTCCTATCTGGAGCTCCGTCATGGAACTAAGACCATATCAAAATGAAGCTGTTAATGCAATTTTTAATCAATGGAATAGCGGCTTTAAAAATACATTGCTTGTTTTGCCAACAGGCACAGGTAAAACGGTCGTTTTCTCAAAGGTAGTTGAAGAAGAAGTCAAAGATGGAAGTAAGGCATTAATCCTTGCTCATCGTGGGGAACTTCTAGACCAAGCATCGGACAAGTTGAAGTTAGCTAGTGGGTTAGATTCTGCTTTAGAAAAGGCAGAGTCTACTTCCATAGGCTCTCCACTAAATGTCACTGTTGCATCGGTTCAAACATTATCTCAAGAGAAACGACTTGCTAGATTTCCAAGAGACTATTTTAAGACAATCGTAGTGGATGAAGCACACCATTCAATGTCTGAAACTTATCAACGTATATTACAACACTTCGATGCTGCAAGGGTACTAGGTGTAACAGCTACGCCAGACAGAGCAGATCAAAAGAATCTAGGACAATTTTTCAATAGCAAAGCCTATGAATATTCAATGCATCAAGCAGTAAAAGAAGGATTTTTATGCCCAGTTAGAGCACAGATGATACCTCTTGAACTTGATATCCATAACGTAGGAATGTCTAATGGAGATTATGCTGTTGGTGAAATTGGCGGAGCACTAGAACCTTACTTAAATCAAATTGCAATAGAAATGGTGAATTACTGTAAGGGACGTAAGACTGTAGTATTTTTACCTTTGGTAAAGACCTCTCAAAAGTTCTGTGATTTGTTAAATGTTCATGGATTAAAAGCAGTTGAGGTCAATGGCAATTCACCTGATAGAGATGAAATACTAAAAGACTTTGAAAATGGTGAATATGATGTTCTTTGTAATTCAATGCTTTTGACAGAAGGCTGGGATTGTCCATCAGTAGACACCATAGTCGTTTTAAGACCAACAAAGATTAGAAGTTTATATCAACAAATGGTCGGCAGAGGAATGAGACTTAGTCCTGGTAAGAAAGAATTATTGCTACTAGATTTCTTATGGATGACAGAGCGTCATGACTTATGTAGACCTTCAGCACTTATTTCAAAAGATGAAAGTATCGCAAAACGTATTGATAAATTGGTTATGGATACAGGGTGCGGCATTGATTTATTAGAAGCTGAAAGTATAGCTGAAAATGATGTTATTCAAGAACGTGAAGCTGCACTTGCTCGTGAACTTGCTGCAATGAAGAAGCGTCAAAGAAAATATGTCGATCCACTTGAATATGCACTTTCAATTTCTGCAGAAGATTTGGTTAACTACGAACCAACATTCCTTTGGGAAATGGGACCTATGACTGAAAGACAAAAATCATATCTTGAGAGAATGGGTATCTTAACTGACACAATTACATGCTGTGGTCATGCAAGCTCAATTATTGAAAAATTAAGAGCAAGACAAGACGAGCATTTAGCAACTCCAAAACAAATCAGATTACTTGAAAAATATGGGTTCTATCATGTTGGGACATGGGATTTCGATAGTGCAAGTAAGATGATTACTCGAATTTCAAATAATAACTGGTTCTTACCTCGTGGCTTAGATGCTGCTAGTTATCAACCATAATAGGAGGTTTAACATATGGAAGCTTATAATTTCAAAGATTTAACAGGAATGAGATTTGGAAAGCTTACTGTAATTAAAAGATCATGTAACTCAAAAAATGGAAGTGCAAGATGGATATGTATTTGTGAATGTGGAAAAGAAACTATTGTTATAGGAAGTAAGTTGTTAAGTGATCATACAAAAAGTTGTGGTTGCTTAAAAAATCTAAAATATGGCTTATCTAGAACAAGATTATAT